AAGAATGACGATGCAGGCAATTATTTCAGATTCCCCTGTTACAATTTTAAACTCAGTAATTGGATTAGGAGTTTCTAGTGCTTCGCAATTAGCGTCCGGCGCGTTCGGAAGTGGCGTGGCGGGATCTTTAGCAAATCAGGCGGTAAGCTTAGGCTTGGGATCTATCGCGGGATTATTAACAGGTACTCCAAGAGATCCGGCGGATGGATTTAAATATTTAGAAGAATTGTTTGAAAATCGACAGCCCGTAACGGTAGTTACCGCTCTAAAAAGATATGAAAATATGTTAGTTGCTGCGGTTTCTACTCCTCGAAGTTCTCAAATCGGAAAATCTTTAGAATTTACAATTACCTTTGAGCAAATAAGAATAGTTTCTAGTTCAATAGTTAAGGTTCCCTCATTTAAGGTTGGCGGCAATGCTTCTGCTCAATCTTCTGCGAGCGTTGGAAAACAAGCGTCGAAAGAAGCGGGTGCCGAAACATCTAGTCAAGCATCAATTTTATTAGATCAATTTAAAACTGCGGGGTTTGTCCAATGAGTATTCAAGAAATGCCTGTTCGTTCAGACTTTAAGGCTTATTCATTTCAGGTGGACTTAGATGGTATTACTTATATTTTGCGCTTTCGCTTTAATACTCGGCTGGACAGATGGATCATGGATATTGCGGATTCTTCTGATAATGATATTCTTAATGGCCTTGTTGTACTTACTAACGTTCCCCTTACAGATCAATATTTATCAGATCCCAACATGCCACAAGGAAGATTCATCGTTATTGATGAAACCGGAAATAACAAAGAAGCAGGATCAAACGATTTAGGAAATGACATTAAGGTTCTCTACGAGGAAGTCAGCTAATGCCTAATCCTGGGGAATTATTCCAAAGAGATTGTGAATTAATTATTGGTCCAAAGATCACGGGGCAGAATGCGCCACAAGAGCCAACTTCAGCAAAAAGTTTTAAATCTCATATAATTAGAAGCAGCAACGATCCGACAAAATTTGATGGTGGATTTAAGATCTCTTTCAATATTGAGAAAGATCAAGAAGCAAAAGCAAATAAAGCCAAGATAAATATTTATAATTTGAGCCAAGAAACAAGAAACTTTCTAGAGGACGAAAATTTAATTGTATTCCTAAAAGCCGGATATTTGGGAAGAATATCAACCATTTTTTTCGGGAACCTAAATGAAAGAGTTACAACGAGACAAGGAGCAGATCTTGTAACTTCTCTTGAATGCGGGGATCAAGAAAAGATTCTTCAAACTGCAAATGTTCAAATTGGTCTAGGTCCAGGAGGGACTAATATTCAGGCTTTCAATGCTGCTGCCGAGGCAATGAGCTTAGTAATTCCACCAAGGCAATTATCTTTAATTCCGAATAAACAATTCGTTAATGGATTTTCCTTCGATGGAACTGCAAAAAGTTTATTTGAAAAGCTAACCAGAGATATTGATTTTAAATTTTCAATTCAAGATGGAGAAATTCAGGTTCTAGGAGATCAGGCAGATAATTTAGATACTGCCGTATTAATAACTCCAGAAACCGGATTAATTAACTTCCCAACCAAAACTAAAAGAGGGGCAAAATTTATTTCTCTTTTAAATCCTGATATTGTAATAGGAAGAAAAGTTAAATTAGTATCAAAGCAATTTGAGGGAGCATTGGCGGCTAGCTCAAAGCTAAAAGCCTCAGAAGTTTTAAAGGAATCTGGTATCGTAATGATAACCAAAAAGATTGTAATTACTGGAGATTCTCACGAAGGCCCATGGGCTTATAATGTAGAGGGAATTATTCCGGGTACGGAGTCTAGCAACTAATGGCTACTGGAAATGATCGGCGAGATATAACGCCTTCGTTATATAAAGCAATACAAGAAGTTTTTGATCAAGGGCTTTTTGATATCTATACCGCTTTACCCGCTTCAGTAACCAGTTATGATCGTGATAAGCAATTGGCTACAATTCAGCCAGGTCCACAAGTAAAATATAAGGAAGAATCTTCTGCTAAAAACAGACCTTTGATTTCAAACGTTCCTGTAATTTTTCCAAGAGCAGGTAAAACTCATTTATTTTTCCCAATTGAGGCGGGTGATGAAGGATTGGCTGTATTTAATTCTAGATCCATTGATCAGTGGATCGATAGAGGCGGCACATACGATCCGATTGATAATAGAAAGTTTGATTATAGTGATGCGGTTTTCTTCCCCGGATTATCTTCTCAAGCAAATTCCATATCGCCAAAAGGAGACAGGGGAAGCATTGAGTTAGTGAATGATCGGCTATTTATCGAATTAAGAGCCAATGGTAAGATAAAAATTAAGAATGATGCGATAGAGTTTTTTACGTTAATAGATGCTTTGCTTACTTCTTTGATTGGTGAGCCATTTATTATGAATAAATCTACTTTAATTTTACTGCAAACGTTATTGCGTCAAATTGCAGAGATAGAACAGGTTCCGGTTTAATTATGGCAATGGATAAGGACGTATTAGGAGACGCAATTGTTGATAGAATATTGACGTTTTCTGGAAATACTTTAATTCCGGCAGACGATGCAAAGGCGAGAGAAGTATGGGCTGCAATTAGTGATGAAATAATTAAACACATAATTGCCTTTGCAGAAGTAGAAACAACTGTAACGGGAACTTTACCTGCTGGCCCTGAAGCAGCAGAGGGAGAAGGAGATGTTGTCGCATGAGTATGCTTGCCCAAACTGATGATAGTGATCTGGCGATTACTGATAATGGCTTTACGGTTATTGGAGATGATTCAGAAATCCGTCAAAGAATTATAAATGAATTAAGATCTTTTTTTAGAGAGTGGTTTTTAGATTTAACGCTTGGTGTTCCTTGGTTTCAATTAGTTTTCGTAAAAGGAACATCGGTTCAGGTGATTGATGGATTAATTAAAGATACCGTTTTGGCGGTTCCGGGTGTAATTTCTATGGAAGAATACCGGCCACTAGATTTAAATGCTGGAACTAGATTATTGAGCGTCAATTTCAGAGTAAGAACTGTTAATAGTACTTCGCTGAGAATTGAGGAGGTATTACCATGACTTTTGGAGTAACATCAGAAGGTTTTAAAGCAAAAAGGCTTGCAGACATTAGAGAAGAAACTCTTACCGCTTGGCGACAGAAGTTTGGTGAAGGTTTTGCTCTACCCGATAATTCTCCAGAGGGACAAATTAAAGGAATTCTCGATGAAAGAATTTCTTTATTATGGGAATTGGCAGAAGCAAATGCAAATTCTTATGTGCCTTCATTCGCAGAGAATACTCAACTTGATAATGTTTTAGCACTAACCGGATTGACCAGACTAGAAGCAACCAAATCCGTGGTTTCCTCTGGAAAAGCGTTCGGAACCTTTGGCACGGTTCTACCTGCTGGAACTGTAATTTCTGTTTCTGGAAATGCAGCGTCAAGATTCGCTTCAACGGCTAGTGCAATTATTAATAATGCTGGAGTAGATGAAATTCAGAAGATCGCGTTTGATATAACGCCAACTTCCGGAAAGTTTAATATCGTTTTTCCAGAAGGCACGACCGCAGATATCGCATGGAATGCTTCAGCGGCGGCGATTACGAATTTATGTGAATCAGTTTTGGGAATTAGCAATATTGTAGTAACCGGAACGATCGATTCGACCACTGGATTAACTCTTACTTATGGTGGCACTCTAGGATTACAAGATAGAGCCGAAATTACTATTTCAGGAAATACCTTAGATGCTGGCGGCGCAGTAACTGCCACTCCTTCAACTGATACAGAAGGAACCAGACCTTTCTCTGATCCAATAACTTTAGAAGCAGAAGATACAGGAGAAATTTTTGCTCCCGCCGGATCTTTAACTGTAATTGAAACTGCCGTGGCAGGATTAGAGACTTTTACGAATCTTCTCGACGAAGATCCGACCGGAAGAAATAGAGAAACAGATCAAGAGGCGAAATTAAGAAGAAATCAAATCTTGCAATTAGCTGGATCAGCAACTCCGGACGCTATTCGAGCAGATATTTTAGAGGTTGAAGATGTTGTTGCCGTTGTGGTTTTTGAAAATGATACAGATATTGTTGATCTAGATGGGCGACCGCCGCATTCGATTGATGTTGTCGTCAGAGGTGGCGTTGATCAAGAAATCGGTGAAGCTCTTTGGGATACTAGAGCCGCAGGAATTGAATCAATCGGAGATATTACAGTTAGCGTAATAGATGACGAAGGATTTTCTCAAGATGTAAAATTCTCAAGACCAACTCCAATTGATATTTATGTAATCGTTGATGTGGTAACTAACGCGGCGTATCCGATAAATGGTGATGATTTAATTAAAGATGCAATTATTCAAAATTATGCTTCTGTTCTAAGTATTGGCGATGACGTAATTGTATTAGGATCCGATCCTTCTCTTTCTTGTTCTATTGGAGAAGTACCCGGAATGGAATCTTTCTCTGTTAAGGTTGGAACTTCGCCTTCTCCAACTCTAAGTGATAATATTGCAATTGCAGCAAGAGAAATTGCTGATTTTGATACTTCAAGGATTACGGTCAACTCATGAGTATAGAAAAGATTATAACTCACGAATCAGACGCTTTGCTTCGCTTGATGGAGCAATTCAAATGCAGAGATAATCTAAAAAATATTATTGATATTTATACTCCTTTTATTCAAGAGCTTGAAGACGAGCTTTGGACTCTTTTAAATGCTCTTAATTGTGAAGCTATGGAGGGACAATTCCTTGATTATATTGGGGAAATTGTTGGTCAAGAGAGAGAGCCGGGGCAAACAGACGAAAGATATCGCCAGCTAATTAAGGCAAAAGTAGGAATCAACGTTTCAGAAGGAACGCCCACAAGAAGTATTCTCAGCGTTTTTAAAATTCTTACTCAGTCCGAATGGGTTCACATAATCGATCATTTAAATGGAAACGTCACTTTAACGGGAACCGTTGAGTATACCGATCAACAAATTATAAATGAATTATTTGAGGATATGGATAAAGTATTGGCGGCTGGCGTTAGAATGCCTTATTTTGTTTGCGCCGATCCTGAGTTAGCATTTGCGTTTGATGGAATCGGCCCTCCAGCATTGGGTTTTGATGATGGAAGTGCTACGGTTGGAGGAAAGTTTGCGGTTGAATACACGAAGCAGTTAGATTTTGCCTTTGATGGTCCTGATCTTGCTGATGGATTTGGTGCAGGAACCGCAGATCCATTTGTTGGTGGTGTTTTTATTTAGACAATAGATTTTTGATTAACTAGAATAGAGGTAATATTATGGCAAAACCTAGTGAAGGACATATTAATTGGACGGACGGCGATGCAGCTAAAATCTTAGATCCCGGCGCGCCAAAAAAACTTTTAGGATGGATAGCTTCTGAGCGACCACCTTTCAAAACAATGAACTTTTTGTTCTACGTTTTAGATCAATGGACAAAATATTTTGAAACCACAACTGATAATTTAATTGCCGTTGGTGAATCATTTGACGCAGTGGTTGGCGGTCCAAATGCAACTCATGCAGATATAAATGCGCTCATGGCAGACGGAGATATTGCTAATATAAAACGAGTTTTGATTGCTGGAGCGGATAGTATCGATACAGTTCAGGATATTGATCAAAATGATATGGAATTTATATTTAAGGGCAGTTCTGAATATTCAAAAGGAACCTCAACGACTGGAATTAGAATTAGCGGAGCGCGAAATACAATCAGAAATGGTAAATTTACTGGATTTTCA